TTTTCATTTTATGTTTGCTAATAAATTTGTTGCTGTAAAGAAATATTTAGTAAGGTCGTCGGCTTGTTTTTGAATGTAAGGAATTCTTGTATTGTAAGTTTCAATATCTTCCATAATAACTTTACATAAGTCTGTACGATAAGTGTCATATAAATCGTAACTTTCTGTCCATACGCTAGGATATTTAAAATGATTGTGATACATTTCAGTATAACTTAGTCGATCTGGAACTAACGGAATAGCATTTAGTAATGCGCCCTCATAACAACTAATACCCAGTGTCTCTTGTAAGTTAGCACTGAACACTATCTTAGCTTCGCCTAATAATGTATGATATTTGTGTTTTGTTAGTGGTTGCTCTTGGCACACTACAAACTCATACTGAGGTAATCGAGTAGCTAAATCTTTAAAAATGTCTACTTGTTTTTCTGGAGCAATTCTATGTGGGAATAGTATTAAGTCACGCTTCTTTAAATTCTTATACGGTGCTAGTTCAGCTTCCATATATTCCATAGGCCATCCTGACTGCGTTACATAAGGATTGGCACCATTATCTTCGACATCAAATAAGTTTTTAGCAAACATTTTAATGTGAAAGTCTGTGGCAAAGTAGTTGTGATCATATGAAAAGAAATAACTCTTTTCAGCGTGTCTGACCCACGGAGCATCGCCTATTAAACGACCTAAAAAATCCTGCGGGTCATAACTACCGGCGTGCCATAATCCATGTGTAGTTACCGGAATCTGTAACAGCTCACTCATATACTTTAAATTGATAATCCCAGGATGCCAGGCATCAGTAAAAATGAAGTGATCGCCAGGACTAACTGATCCGGCGCAAAATAAACGACCCATTTGCTCAACTTGGTTAGCCTTGTATATATTGGTACCACCAAAATTAAGGAAAGCACCAGGAGTAGTGGCAATAGGAATGTCTTGAGGACCAGAGATAATTTGAACATCGTGTCCTGCCTTTCGTAGTAACTCAGGTACATGAGTCTTCCATTGACCCGTGTACCTGGTTTGAACTGCTTCGAGATCGATTAAGAAAATATTAGCCATTATTCTGCAATTTCAAAATGTTTTTTTAATGCTCGTCCGACACCGAGAGTAACACCTTCAACCTCTGAATTGTGATCATTAGCAAATTCAGCACATTCCTTAACAATCAACTCGGCAAACCTTTCAATCTCATGGTTATAACTGTATCCATCATTGACGTCGTTGTGTAGATTGAATCCTGCTTGGATAGCAAGTAAGTTAATCTTCTCGTTCATATTGAGTTAGCTGTTAAATCGGTCTTCCTAAACGACGTGCATCCTCAACCCACATATTCTTGGCATTCTTGCCTTGAATAAATTTGTTGTATTGTTGCCAAGCATACGCCTTGAAGTTGTATAAATCTCCTTCATTGAATCGATATCCGAAATCAACACAGAAATCTAAAAACTTAGTGAGATCATCATGTGTTTGTAGTGCGCGAGCACTGGGTTTGTAATGTTGCTTACCCATTATGTTTCCTTAATATTTAATACTGGTTTATAAAAATTGCTTAATTCATCTTTGTAATAACATACTGCTTCCGAAGAAGATGATTGCTTCGTGATGCGCTAGTTACAGTAGTGTACGGAATATTTTTATTCTGCGCCCACTCTGTTAAATCTTTAATTACTGTTTCTTCATTAGAGGTAATATTTTTAATTCTGTAATATTTTTGATGTGTAGCATTGTTGATTAACTGACGCTGAGCAAGATAGTTGCTGCCGTAACCTTTATACCATCCTGCGGCAATAATAGCATCTTTACTAACATACTTCGTATTGATGCCGTTAGTAATACTTATTTTGCCTAAGTTAGCAGGTTTAACTGCGGCATATAAGTCCGCTGCCTGTTTGCTTGTAAGAGTTACTTTGTTCCTGCGTATAATTCTGCGATACGCAAATAACATTTTATCTTTGTTAGTACCAGATAACATTTTTGTTAGTAATCGATGTATTAAGATATGTTCGCGCTTAGTTAAAAATACAATATTAAAAACATCATCTGCTAATTTTGCGTCAATAGACCTTGGAATAATATGATGCCCGTCAATCTTGCCTAATATCTTTTGGGCTACTCGACGATTTTGTTCAATCTTAACAGTTGGATCAATCTTAAACCTATCAATAGCATTTAATACAATGCCAATATACCAGTTAGTATATTTGGATTGTGATGCTAATGCTTTAAGTTTATTAAGATTGTTTGAGTACATAATTATATTTTAATACTTAAATTTGGTCTTGTCAACTCATATTTAATCAAACATCCATTTTCTCCGTCTTCCGCGACTTCAATCCATACAGCACGTTCAGGATACCGTTGTGCTATTTGTACATACAAGTCATCTGCTATCATTTCACAACTTTTAAAGTCAAGTTCTAAAACGGAACTCGTACCACTTCTGTGACTGGTATAGAGATTTTCGAGCCAGCGTTTGAACTGGATGAATTCGATATCTCTGTCTGAATGGAAGACATCGATCCACACCCTGAAATGAAAAATGTGCCTATGAGGATTAGCAAGGAATGATACATCATATTCGTCTCCTGTGGCCAAGTTAGGATCTGTAGCCGCCGCCGGGTATTTATGTATACCTTCCTTGCGGAAAGTAATCCAAATCTTACGCTCCGCTTTATTCATAATTTTAATAGCTTGTTCTGCTAATGCTTGTTGTCTTTGATCCATTATTCGCTCTCGTTATCGTATTCAAAAATTGATCCAAATGTAGACTTAGCCATAGCTTCTACTTTTTTCATTGCGCCGTGGCTAGATCTAAATACCCACGAATCTTTAGTATCACGCTTTCTTTCAAAATAGCCCCAATGGGTACCAGGTGCTGTACCGCCAGGTGTAATGTTACCAATTTTAATATTTTCTCTTGATGTTTCGTATGCTTTTTTGTATAAATCTTGTACATGGGGTTGAGAAAGGTCATACATTTCGTTGTCAACAATAATACCATTTTCAGTTTTGACTCTAAGTTGATGTTGAAGTTTTTCGCATACAACAGAATCTTTAAAATCAGTAGTAAGTATATCACATTCCCGCATAGTAGCTACCGATAACGGACTAGTAGATTCTTTAGCCCGGGTTTTCACTTCTAAATCAAATTTCTTGCCACCGTCATTACCTTTACCAAGATTAAGATTAAAACCATCAGCTTTCATTTTTTGTTCAAATGCTCTGCCGGCTTCTCCACCTATATGAGTAGGTAACTGTTGTCCGCGCCAGTCTGTTTTAATTTGCTTAACTTTAATTTTAGGTTGCTTCATTTGATCTCCGTATCCTGGGTATACTGATCCCAGTATGTATACTTGTCGTTAGACATTAAGTCGTGTAACTGATGTGTCCATACTCCAGGATTAGTAGCACCCCATGTAGTGTCATCAATTTTAAGTGTAGCATTATAGTTAAACTGTTTAATATAAGGTAGCTTAACACTAATCATAGGAACAAAACGTTCATATTCACAGTATCCAGATTCAAGAATACCTTCTGCGTGTTTAACATCAAAATCTAAACTAACCCAATATCCTAACTGTAATAACGGAAGAATTACTTCATCCCACGCACGATATTCTGCTTGCGAAATCTCTTCAGGATTAAAACTTTGACTGGTACCAAAGTAAACGTGCCTACATTCGTTGGTAATGGCCTTGTCTATAATTTCAGTAACAAGAGGAGTTCCAACTACAAATAGTGTTTTCATACCATAGCAAATAGTATGCTCAACTTCAAATCCTACAAAATAAGTTGCCGCTTGACGTTCGTTAGTGTCTAATCCCACTTGATATAACCTCTACTGTATCCGCTTGGACGGTCCTTACCATCCGCAAACGCTTGTTGCCATTCTGTACTACGATTATAACACTTAGACCAGAACTTGTCAACATCAAGTTGTCCACTTTCTATCCAGTAAGCCGCACGTTTCATAACCCACGTAAATTCTGGATTACGTGGACTTGGGAATATCATAGTACAGGCTTTCCAAAGTAAGTTGCTAAAATCTGTAGTTACTTGCTTTTGTGCTCCAAAAATGATTAGTGCTTGATTAGCTAGTATATCCTTATCGAATATATCAGTTCCATTACTCAAGTCAATAACGATATCATATTTCTTATCTGGAATAGATTCTGATAATACATCATTCCAAATATCTTTGTTACTACGCCCAACAACATCAATATTATTTTTAAACTTATCAAGTTTAATTGTGTTATATGCAACCCACGCTAGAAATCCACTGCCTAAGATTAGTATATCGCCTGAACGCTTTTCGATTTCGTTTTGTGCTTGTCTAATCAAATTAATACCGCATGCAACAGGTTCTATGATGTATTTAGGATCTGGACTAGGAATTTTAACCCATTCTTGTTGTTTAACATTATAATAGTCGGCATAAGCAGGCTCGCCGCGTGTAGCTACATAATCACCTATAGCAATGTCATTAACTAACGCACCTACGTTAGTTACTTGCCCAACACCTTCATGTCCTTGCATATTATCAGGTAACGGACCAAAACTACCCGTCATCATATCAATGTCTGAACGGCATACGCCAGTTAAAATAGATTTAACTTCAATCTCGTCATCTGTTATATAGGGTTTAAGCCAGGTTGTTTCAATAAACTTGCCATCGCCGACTGTTTTTAATAATTTTACATTCATAGTGCTTCTATCTGTTTGTGGATCCATAGATCCTGTTTAAGTTGAACATTCCAAAACTCTTTATTATCTATATTAGCTATAGCATCTACAATCATATTATGATATGCTTCTTCGGGACACCACTTACCAAGCTCAAATCGTAATTCGCTGTTGTCTTGAGAAATAAATTGAATTGAGCTATCTTCTACATCCATGCTACGCCAGTTAGCTTGGCATCCCCATTTACTTCCAAAGTCAATATGGCATTGGTCATCGACGTCATAGATACCATCGCGATTAATAACACCGTATTCTGTACTGTCAATATTTGATAACTCCCACATCATTTGTGCACCCTTATCATTTACTGATTCGGTTTGCCACTTGGGGTTCATAGCAATATACAAACTTAATACGTGCGGCATTAAGTCTCTGCTAACACCTCCGTATGCTAACTTGCGAGTAGTAAACCAAGAACCTGGACTAGGAATACAGTTTTTTCTAATCCAACGAATGTTTACTACTTTTGCTATACTTGCCGATGCTGCAAGTTCAGCAATATTACTACGCCACATATTGTTCTTAACCATCATAAATTGTGTATCAGGAAAATCTTGAGTCAAATTTAACCAAGCTAACTCTGATTCAACTCCTGGCTTTTCAATAAACACAATGCAAGCTAATGGAGCCACAAGCCGAGCAATTGATTCATGTGTAAAGTTTGGAGTACAAATATGTACAGTATCAAATGGTCCACTTAACATTGCCGGCTCTAATTCCGTAAAATCAGCTTTAACTGCCGGATTAGTGTCTACTGTAATAATGTTGTGGCCGAGCTTAGTAAGTACATCCTTGTACAAATTACCAATGCCCATACCTACGATAAGACTTTTCATTTTATTTTGTGCTAATTGGAACGTTTTCAGCGTTATCTTGTTTAAGGATTACAAGTTGTGTTTTAATATGTAAGCGTTGTTTTTTCAAATCAGTTAGCTCAACATCATCAAATACTCCAGTACTTTCTAATCCGTCAATTTTCTTACCTAACTTATGGTGTTCTTCTTCTAAATGCTTAATACGATTTTCAATCATTGCTATTCTCCAATTCGTCAAGTTTAGTTTCGTCTAATCCAGAATCATCAATAGGATGTTCATCTTCTTCTGCTTCAAATAAACTGTTAAACATAGTGCTGGCATTAACAGTTTTCTTACCAGTTGCTCCGCGAGTACCAATAATACTTTGCCAAAACTTATCATACATATCAATAATAGCAATAGCAGTTTCGCGATCCGGTGCTGCAAATATAGCTTCAACTACATCCTTAAAGTATAAACTATCAAAGCGTTCATCTACTAACATATCAGGACATTTTCCAGCATCATATTCGCGATTAGCACGTTGTACTGATTCTAAATGTAGCCAAACATTGTGACCCATTAGTAATGCGTAACTAAACGAATCCCACGATGTTTTGCCTTCTTTGCCTATCTTATTTAGGTCACCAGGAGCATAGATACAAATATCTTTAATTTGTAAATTATCACTAACAGGGCTATCATCAAAGTGATGAATTAATTTGTCTTGTAATACAGCATCACTAAATTTGCGTGTATCTTTAGCATACTTCTTATCGTCAACAATAGCACTCATACGATAGCACCACTTCCTACGATCCTCAATATCAATTTGATGATATACTTGGCCGTTAGCTGTGGCTAGGAATGGACTAGCACAGTCAAACGATATAGTAAAATTAGGATTAACGTACTTACGAACAGCTCTTTGAATGTCTGTTAATAACAATGCCCATTCTAATTTACTTGTGCCCAAGAAGTGCATCCAATCGTGTTGTCCTTCTTTAAGTAAGCCATCAAACTTTAATGCTACTAAGCGACGCAATACTAAATCAACGTCACACATATTCTGGCCACCCATAGCCCAGCCATTAAATGCTTTGTCGCCATAAATGTTTGGATCACAGAAGTCTTTCATTTGTGCATACCAGTCATCTGCTTGTGCGTGATTCTCACCTTGTAGTACATTTAAAAACTTACAGTTGCCATTGCGATGTTTAATAAAGTATTCGTTGTTATATTTTGTAGCTTCTACTGCTTGTTGATATGACTCAATGCCTGTAGCAACACGTCCAGCAGGACTACGCTCTACCCAAGCCGGGATATCAAGTACCATACCATAATTCATTAAGCCATCCATCCAAGATAATACTGCTTCACGTTTTTTCTGTGCCGCATTTAATTTGTTTTGATATTCTTTAACATGGTCAATCTTAACATACTTGGTATTGCCATTCTTATCATGCTTGGGTGTGCCGTCTGGTTTAAGAGCTGGAACGTGTTCAATACCTTTAGCATTGACTTCTGCCCACATTGCCGCAACTTCTGGTCCGTTAGGATCACGCCATTCACCTTCCCATACACCTTTACCAATCTGGAATCCGCCCGAGTCACCTAAGATAAAAGTATTAGCACGATCTCTATTACGAATCATGTCTTCGTTCCAGTCTTGCTTAGTAAGGTCTAAGTTAGCGTGTCCTGCAGAATATAAACTCCACTTATATGTAAACAATCCTTTTTGAGCATTAAGCCAATTAAGCATTTCCATATCTTGAATGTTAGTAGGCATACGTGATTGAGGAACATATTGTCCGCCACGCTGTTTACCTATGTAAGTGCCATAAAAACCCGACAACGCTGGCAAGAATACAGCGTAATCGGACTGTTTAACAGTAAGATTGTCTTGGGTCATTAATTACTTAGATTGGGCTGGGAGAATAAAGTTGTAAGTAGCAAGCCCTGAATTAACAGTAATCATTGCCGCGCCATCATCACTAATCTTCATTACTTTATCGCCATACAAATCTAAAATAGAAATAACAGTTTTAACTGGCCAAGACCAAGCACGTTTTAATGTACCTTTGACATCTGGTTGAAATACAAAGTTGCCAGCGTGTGTTGAATGGTCGCCAAAGTAAAACTTCAAGTCACCATCTTCTGTTTTAGCTTGGAAGTTATTTTCTTCTGCGTTAGCTTGTGCTTGCATCTTTAAACGCTGAATTGCGGCCGCCGTAGGTTCAAACTCAATACCCCAGTTAGCACCTTTGAATTTAACAGTTTTAATGCGTTCATTGGCAACTTCGGCAGCCATAAAACGATAGTTATTTTTAAAGTCACCTGCTTTGTTTACAAAGTTTAATTGATCTAAAGCTCCGTCTGCTCTACGATTAATTATTAACTGAGCATCTTCTTTATATTCCTGTAAGTTTAACAGAATTTTAAGTTTAGCTAAGTTTGGCATACCAAATGTGCCAATAAAATCAGCTACTGGGCCAGCGAACGAACCTTCTACTACTACACTACGGTCCTCGGCTAATCCAGCAATGTTTGTTTCGGTATCAGTACCGGTAATTTTAACTTGTTCGATACAGCCTAAATCAAGTGTATGTGAAACTAAGTCTAAAAGATGATCACGCATTTATATTTCCTTTATGTAATAATATTGTTAGTATAACAGATTTATTTAGATTTTACAACGGTTTTGAAACTATTTTCGCCAAAGTCTGGCCACCTTTGAGTGTTTCCAATTGCCCTGGCTTTTTGAATTCAACCCAAGTAGTAGCACGGTCATCGTGCCATACAAATTCGATTTCATATCCTATGGTAACTGCCAATTCATAGATAAGGTATCCAGGAGTGTAAGAGCAGAACATTTCTTCAACCATTATAACAGCACTAGAACGGTCGCAGTCGTTAAATGTCATAGCAAGTACACCGCCTGGTTTGAGCTTTTGAAAAATCTCAGTTAACCATTTTTTGATATATTCAATAGGTCTAAAATTAAAGTAGTAGAACGCAAAACATAATCCAAATTGATTATCGGGAATTCTACCTAATATTTTATTATCGTGTGCCAAATCTTCGTTTACAGTATATGTACGCAATCTATTTTGATATTTTTCATTAAATCTACTTAAAGCCGGCAGTAAATGTTCGTGACTTAAATCTATAAGATATAATGGATCGCAAGCAACCATATCGTCGACAAAATCTTCTAATGCTGGGCGAATAATCATTGCTGAATATTTCCAGTCTGTATATTTTCTTAATCTAGAACGAAATATTGTGCGATCTATTCTGGGTTGTTTTCTAACTTCAAAGGTATGGGCAAGCCCCTCGGTCATTTCAATTTGATAAATGTCGTAACTTTTTTCAAACCAAGTCTTTTCTGCTATTTCAATTTTTTGTTTAATTTCGGCTTTTAATAAATTTAATTCCCGTTCAAAAGTATCAAATGATTCTTGAATACTATGTTGTCGTTCTTCAAAAATAGCTTGATGTTCTGGTGCTTTTGAATTAATCAAAAAAATAATTTCATTTAGTTCTTGAGAAACTTTATCTCTCAATTCTCCTGTTGACCTAGCATCAAGTTGATTTTTAAGTAATACTAATTCGCTTAGTTTCATATTAGAACTCAAATAATGTTTGAAATGTGTTGTCTGTGTTAGTAGCACTTGCTAAGTCCCAGTTTAACACACTTAATAAGTTGTCAATCTTTTGATCTACAATCGTTGCTTCCATTAAACTGTCATCAAAAGGTAATTCGGTAAACCACTCGGGCAAACGTTGCTCGTCTGTAGGGTATCCAATACTTGTCCAACCCATGGGATTTTGTTTTAATTTACACACAATAGTTTTCATACCATCTACTACTGCGATAGAATAGTTATCGCCATTCATACGACGCATATTATTCCAGTTTAATGCCGCACGAACGTGCCCGGGCATATTAGCTTTACCTTCACGTTCTTCGGCCGCACCATATTTGGTCAAGTTGTTAACACGTTTGGGCGTGCCTTTTTCCCAAGCTGGCCGCTGTTTGAACTCATATTTAAACTCTCTAATACGTTCTACGATAGTATCACGTGGTGTTCCAGTTAATACTTTTTCAAGAATTTCATACAAGAACTCTTGAATAACTTTGGGAGTATCTGAACGTTTTAAGTCCAAGCCCATGGCCTTAATCTTACCTGGTTTGCCATCTACATCAAGGCGTTTATTCTCTAAGTCATAAATTAATACAGCATAACGCTTTTTAGTAATAAACAAACTGTTAGATGCTATAAGCTCACGTCCTGCTTTAATCAACTCGCCAGCTTCGCGTGGACAATGAAATGCCTGTTCCATGAATGCTGGGAATGAAGCATTAACTTGATCTGCTATGCTATCATATAACTGAATACAAGTTGCTTTATCCCACGTCATATTACCATCGGCTACATCTTTCTTTAATGCAGGCCACGCTGTGAAGTAGCACGAATCTGTATCGCCATATACAATAGCATCGCCCAAGTGATCAAATTCACCTGTAATACATTCGTTAATATATCCCGCCATGTGTCTAGCAATACTGCGACCTGATAGTGTAGTTGACTGGCCAATACGCTTGTCAAAGAAGCGACAATGTGGATTCAAAATAGCACCATACAAACTATTCAAGTTAATTTTCTTAACCAACTGACGCTTGTCCCAAAACGCAATCTCTTTAGAATCTTTGGCATCTTTCTTTTTAGCCTGCATCTCTTGTCGTTCAGCATACCAACGCTCTAACAATCCAGGAACAACGCCTTTCTTCTCGTATGTAACAATAGTGCCGTTGGCGGTTAACATCCAAGGTTGATTAGTATTAAAAACCATGTCCCACACTTCTGCCGCCGAGTGAACTGACTGTTCGCTATCTTGCCAGTCGATGGTAATTTCTGTGCCACGCTGTTGTTCCATAACAGCGGTATACTCTAATGTAGCAAATACACCTTCCCATGCTCCGGCAAATGTTTTACCTTTGGCTACTAAGTCGTCAATATAACGGCCAGTCATAGTATGACGTAATTGTCCCACAACAGTTTCCATTCCCATGTTTAAGGCACGAATCGCAGAAGGATATAGTGAATTAATATCAACTGCTCCTACCCACTCATGCATACCTTTTTTAGGATAGGCAACATAAGCACCTGCTGCCGCTGTTTCATCATCCATAAGCCGTTGTGCTCGATTGGGCACAACCATACCACGCTCGTGTGCTTCGTTAATAATAGCTTGTTCAGTAACAGCCACAGCACCCATTGTAGTTGGAAGTAATACAGTATTAGCGTGTGCTAGTTCGTTGGCCAAATCTAAAAAACGTAGTTTAACATCTAACTTGTTTAACAGTAATGTATCCTGTCTGTTATATTCGATAAACTTTTTAAAGTCTTTGTTATATAACTGATCCAATGTGCCTTCGTATTGTGTTTTACTTTCACCTAACTCATATTCAGTAATAGCATCCAGGGAATAACTATGACGTTCTTCATAAGTGTATTTGCGATACAGTTGCATATAGTCCATATGAACACGGCCTACAATGTCAAATGTAGTGCTGGTTGCTCCATAGCGTTCAAACTCACGTTCTTTAGGAGCCTGCCCCCACAAACAAAATCTGCGTGTATCGTTTTTACTTAATACACGAGTAATGCGATTGATTGTATAGGGTATATCATAGCCCTCCGAGTTCCAACCGGATAGTACATCGGCATCTTCAATCAAGTCAAGGAAAGTATTAAGCATATCTTCTTCCCGCTCAAATATAATACAGTTTTCAAAATCTGCCGCCACTTCCTGTGCTGTGGTTAAACTCATATGCTTAGGTGGAACTACTAAGGTAACTAATTGATCCATCCACTGTAAATAAACAGAGATAGCAGTAATAGCATTAAACGGATCTGTTGTAGGAGAAAAGCCTCGCTCCTTGTGGAAGTCTACTTCAATGTCAAAGAACGCTGTGTGTAATTCTGGAGCATCTTTGTTTTTGTAGTGTTCTTCTAAACAACGGAAGATAGGATTGATATCCGACTCGTAAAGTTGTTTGCCTTTTTGTATAGCAACTTCCCTACGAAATTCTTTGGAGTTGCGAGCAGAAAAACGGGCAACTGGTGTGCCGTAGATAGATGTAAATTTGCCGCGAGGATCGTTATAATAAAAAATATACTCAGCTGGATATTCTTTATATACTCGTTTACCTTCAACACGTTCTACAACGTGTATGCGATCATGTTCGCGGTCATATAGTGCGTCTACAAAACTCATTTACTCTTTCTGTGACTTATGGGTCACTGCCCTTGTTTCATGTTCTTAAGTGAACGACTCTTATTGCTAACTATAATATTTATAGCGTTTTGCCAACCTTGTGTGCGACCAAATTCAGATTTGTGTGCGATGCGAATTGCTTTTTTGAGAATGCCGGGTTTGATTTCTAATTCTTCAGCCACTGCTTTAACAGTATCATTTAAACCGCCGGTTAAAGTTTCAATTTCCATAGTGACCTGCATTCCCTCATTTATAATCTGCTCAAGTTTTTTAGTTTGTTCTGCTGTAAAGATGCGATCTGACATTTGATTCTCCTGTTATTAATGTTACAAGTATACAGGATGTTTTGGTTAAAGTCAACTATTATTTGCCACTTTAGGGGTTTCCGGTAGCGATTCGGTTATTCCAAGGCAGGGGCCGCCTACACCTAACGGTAACTAGTACCGGTCCTAGGGTGATTCTTTATATACCCTTGACTCCTTTGGTGTCAAGCATATTATCTGGTGCGCTAGTTTTTAATAAAGTAACTGCATTTACCGCAGATTGTTTATCTTTTAGGAATATTGCATGATCAATATTGGTATTATTATATACTCCACGATAGTGTCTTGGATAGACATCGGCTGGATTATTGTTAAATTCAATTTGTATTATTTTATTATTAGTTGGTTCTCTATAAATATTAGTAATAATTTTTGGATAAACAAACCCGTATAGGTATGCTTTATCACTTGTGTTTGAAGATATATTTAGATTAAGGAGTGCCAAGGTGGTTCCTATTTTTATTTTAATATCTGTGCGCTCGTCTAAACTTTTAAATCTATCAATAAATTGTGTTACTTGATCATTTATTGATTCTCTAACTAAATGCCTGTGTATAAATCTCCAATCCCAATCTTTATAAGGTAATCCGTAATATCTCATATTTTCGGCGATGATTTGAGCATATTCGATTAAATCATCGTTTGATTCTATAATAACTGATTGGAACTCAAACGGCTCAATTAAAACTTCATTAATTTTCATAGTGTATTTACTAACTAAGTTACGGGCCTAAGGTGATTCTTTTCTAAAACTAGGGGCTGAAGTATACCCAGTTCTAATAGCAGTATTGGTAGATTGACTAGTTAATCCTACCTTAGTTTTAATCATAGCGTTAGCCCAAAATAGTTGATTACGAACAAATACTTTAATAACTTCGTCTGGGTCTTTCATGCTTTTAATTTCTTTTCCTTCGTCTACTGCACTAACAAAAGCATCTGGAGGCACAGTAAATCCTAAGTAGCTGGCAAATCCAAAAGCCTTGGCGGCTGTTTGTTGCCATCCATCATCGGATCCAGATACAATAATACCAAATGTTTTTCCGTAATGCGGATTAAAGTTATTCTTAATTCCCCAATCATCTATATAGCCCATACGTTCCATAAGTGCTTGTATATAACTACTATAAGTGCCCCACCAAATAGGCGTAGCAAAAATAATGCCATCATATTTTAATATTTCTTTTAATACCCAAGTCATATCATCAGCTTTGCCATTGCGGCGAACTCTATCAACACCAGGTTCAAAATTTAAATTTCTTAAAATAATTTCATCAACAACAACGTTATGATTACTGAACTCAGCAATAACTCTGTCAACTACTGCTTGAGTATTTGATTTTTCGGGTGGCGTTAGAGAACCGTTAAGAACAAGAAATTTCATACTGGTGCGTATGGATTAAGTTTATAATCCTCGTCACCCTGTTGTTCAGGAGTAATTGGATATTGATTTTTGTTCATTGCTGTATTTCCCAATTATAGTCAACATTGACTACATTTTTCTTTTGTTTGACATAATACTCGTATGGGTCAAATTCATCGGAAGTTACTTTAATACGTTTACTACTACCGTCATCAAAGTATACGGTCCAAACATAGTATTCACCTTTTTTAAGACTTTCGTCCATAGCACCGTAATATGTTTCATGTGGAGCAACAGGGCCACTGTCTTCTAACAATGAATTATATTTTTGTTTAGCAGATTCGTATACAGCTGGTTTGTTAAGATTATAACCGTTGCGAACCGCCCAAGTTAAAAAGTTATCACCTTCATCTAAATCAAGGGGTTGACCTTTGTGTTTAGCATGACGGCCTGCTGCCGCAGCTTTTTTCAATTGATTCGCGTGTTTACCAGCACCTGATTGAATAGCATTTTTTGCTACAAAGTTACGCTTACGCAATGGTTGTGATAACGGAGATGAGCGAACAGTCATATTGCCGTTGATGCCTTCTTCAACTTCAAGGTCGTCACCGTTGATTTCGTGCTCGTCGCCTTGATGTAGTTCTGGATAAGATTTGCTATGTGCGGCTTTGGCCATAGCAATTAAATATGCCAATTCTTTTTCGCCCATTGGGTTTTCTTTAGCTTCAGAACCAAAGCTCTTATTACCATATTCTGTAGGAGCAGGATCTGTTCCTTTTAAGTAGCCGCTAAATTTAGGACCTGTTAACTTATGTGATGCTCCGGCCATACTTGTTTCGGTTTTAGGTTTTTGATGATGCTTTTTCATATTAATAGCAATAGCAGCCTGCTGTGCTGGATTAGCGGCAACTTCATCTAGACCAGCCGTCATTAATAAATCAGCATTTTCTAAATCTTTTGGATCAATTTTATATTTTTGTGCTATTATATTTCTTATTTTTTCTTTGGCATCTTGGCCTTTAGGAAAACTACGATAACCTGCTTTAAAAATTTCGCCGGCTGGATCGTTAATAGCTATTAAATATTCTTTAACTGCTGGGGAATGATTAGAATTTTTTATTTTTTCAATAGTACTATGTTGCTGATGTTCAACACGCTGTCTAAAATCTGATTTAGCTACTTCGTCTACATTTATTTTGTAATAGCTATCACGCTCTGCTTTAGCTCGAGCAAACTCGTGGCGTAATGCTTCTTTAAATTTTGAATCAGTAGTTGCTTTGGCACGAGCAGTTAAGTCGTCCATTTTAGCGTTTAAATCTTCAATACGACGTGCTTCGAGGTCGTCGATAGCACCTTCTTTAACATCTTGTTTAAAAATATTATCAGCAGGCGGTAAATCTATATTAAATTTTAAGCTAAGTTTACTTCTAAAATCGTTATAGGAATTATTGTTACTGAATGCAAATGTTCTGTAAATTCCTTTAGTTGTTTTGGTTTCAGGATAAGTTTTATTTTTGCCTTTATCATTAGCAAATACTAATC